CCAAAATACTAAAAAATGCTACAGTCCCCTATACTTACTAATATGCACAAAACATCACACGATTTTGAAAACGCGACCCCCCACCCCCTCTCACACAGGAACACCCCCCATAGGAGTCTCAAAACAAAACAGGGGGGGTATTTATTATATTTTTCTTGATGCACTTGCGCCCACTACACTAATCACTTACACTCCGCCCATCGGTATTAACTACCTGCGAATTGACATATGCCCGTTGTGAAAGTAGAGCCTACAAAGGAGCACTCTGTTCCTTATGACACGACCGCGCAAAAGACTGCGACATTGCTCGACGAGATAGCCGTCGCCGGGAATACCGCTGAACTCCTAGTGGACCTAGGCGCACCTCTAAATGTGTCTGAGAAAGACGCAGCTAAAGAGAAAGAACTACTTAACGCCGTAGCTTCCGCAAAGAAACCCTCAAACTTAAAAACACCTACCACCGCTTTCGCTGCTGCGGCATTCCTGCGTACGTATGGTCAGCAACTTGCTATGGACGCGGCGTCAGCCCGGGCCGCCATTACGAATAAACTTATGGAGATTGCCAACTGTGGGGATGCTCGATACGAGCTCAAGGCCCTAGAACTCTTGGGCAAGCACAGTGACATAGGCATATTTACAGAGCGTAGCGAGATAACGGTAAATTACAAAGACCCAGACGACTTAGAGAAGGCAATTAAGGATCGGGTCAAACGGCTTCTTAATGCTACCGTTGTGCATGAGGTGCCATTAGCGCAATCACTGGGTGCAGAGAAGCCGAGCTCACCGTTGCTTGCAGAGTTAGACGGCATTGAAGAGGTAATTGAAGAGGATGACATCGCCCTTTGAAAACATATCTCTAAAGGATATACCTGCAATACTGCCGATGTTAAGCCTGCCGGAGCAAGAGAAGTTGTTGGCGGAGCTTGCTCACTTAGAGAAGTTACAAGAGCAGAAGAAGTCTCAGACAAAGTTTATAGATTTTGTTAACGCGGTCTGGCCCACATTTATATCGGGGAAACACCATGCGATTATGGCTGAAGCGTTTGAGCGAGTGGCTAGTGGGGAGTGTAAGCGCCTTATTGTTAATATGCCTCCTCGTCACACTAAGTCTGAGTTTGCTAGCTACCTTCTACCTGCGTGGTTTTTGGGTAAGTTCCCCCATAAAAAGATTATTCAGACGTCACACACCGCCGAGCTCGCGGTAGGTTTTGGTCGAAAAGTACGTAACTTAGTAGACACAAGCAACTACCAGAGCATATTTCCCGAGTTGACCCTACAAAGTGACTCTAAAGCAGCGGGAAGATGGAACACAAGTAAGGGTGGCGACTACTTTGCAATAGGCGTAGGGGGTGCGGTTACTGGTAAAGGTGCGGATTTGCTCATTATTGACGACCCGCACTCGGAACAAGAGGCAGCATTAGCTGAAATAAACCCAGACATTTACGATAAGACCTACGAGTGGTATACATCTGGTCCTCGGCAGCGTCTACAACCGGGTGGGGCTATCGTTGTTGTGATGACACGGTGGTCATTACGTGATTTAACCGCTAGAGTATTGAAATCTTCGGCCCAAAGAGGTGGGGAAGAGTGGGAAGTTATTGAATTCCCAGCGATTATGCCGTCAGGCACGCCCTTATGGCCTGAGTTTTGGCCGCCAATGGAGCTCCAAGCACTAAAAGAAGAACTACCCAACTCTAAATGGATGGCGCAGTACCAACAACAGCCTACATCAGAGTCTTCGGCTATAGTCAAGCGCGAGTGGTGGCGGGAATGGGAGCAAGATGAGCCTCCCCCCGTTACTTTTATCGTCCAAGCGTGGGATACGGCGTTTGAGAAGACAAATAGGTCGGATTACTCTGCCTGTACGACATGGGGGGTGTTTTACCACACAGATGAAGACGGGGTAGAGAGGGCTAACTTGATACTTTTGAACGCTTTTAGGGACAGAATGGAGTTTCCTACACTTAAGCGAGCAACTGTAGAGCAATATGACGAGTGGCAACCAGATTCTTTGATTATTGAGAAAAAAGCCTCGGGTTCTCCCTTAATTTACGAAATGCGGGCGATGGGCATACCCGCGCAGGAGTTTACCCCCACAAAGGGTAACGATAAGATTACAAGATTGAACGCGGTATCGGATATGTTTGCGTCTGGCATAGTATGGGCACCAAACAAGTCTTGGGCAGAAGAAGTTATTGACGAAGTTGCTAGTTTTCCAGCAGGAGAGCACGATGACTACGTTGACTCAGTGTCTCTTGCGCTAGCGCGGTTCAGAAAAGGTGGGTTCATTCGATTGCCTTCGGACGAAAGGGAAGATGACCCTTTGTTTAGAAGGCGCAACGGCGGGTTTTACTAATGGCTATTGAAAAAAGTTTATACAACTTGCCGGAAGGCATCGAAGACATGGGCGAGATGGAGGCAATGATGGAAATAGACCTCATGTCCGAAGATGGGGTGGAAGAAGTACTCGAAGACGGCAGTGTAGAGATTACTTTCGGGACAGAAACGGAAGAAATTGAGGATGCTCCGTTCGATACAAACCTAGTTGACTACCTAGAAGACGGGCAACTACAGCAAATAGCAAGCGATCTGAGTGATTTTGTAGAAAATGACATGGCCGCCCGACGTGACTGGGCTGATAGCTACGTTGCCGGGCTTGATGTGCTAGGTATGAAGTACGAAGAGCGCACTGAGCCTTGGGAAAACGCCTGTGGTGTGTACTCTAACATCCTAGCGGAAGCAGCTATACGGTTCCAAGCGGAGGCTATGAGCGAGACTTTCCCTGCTGCTGGCCCCGTTAAGACTAAAATCCTTGGAGAAGCTACCCAAGACAAAGAAGACGCTGCCTTACGTGTTAAGACAGACATGAATTACGAATTGACTGAAGTTATGGTAGAATACCGCCCCGAGCATGAAAGGCTGCTATATAGCCTAGGATTGGCCGGTTCTGCCTTCAAAAAGGTCTATTATGACCCCAATTTAGCTCGTCAAGTAGCCTTATACATACCCGCAGAAGACGTAATTGTACCCTACGGTGCCTCTAATATTGAGTCCGCAGAGCGCGTTACGCACGTCATGCGCAAGACAAAAAACGAGATGGTTAAGCTACAGGCGGCTGGGTTCTATCGGGACGTGGAACTTGGCGACCCTATGTCGTTTTTCTCCGACGTTGAGGAGGCTAAGGCTGAGCAGTCAGGGGTATCTCTTACTTCTGACGACCGTTACACCGTGCTTGAAATACACGTTGACTTTAATATTCCCGGTGTGGATGGAGCGGACACCGATTCGACGCTGCAAGTCGCAAAGCCTTATGTGGTAACACTTGAGAAGGGTACGGGCGAGGTACTAGCTATCCGTCGTAATTGGAACCCTGAAGACCCGCTGATGCTAAAGCGTCAACATTTTGTACATTATGCTTACGTTCCCGGATTTGGATTTTATGGACTTGGACTCATTCACATTATTGGCGGCTACGCTCGCGCTGGCACTAGTATCATCCGTCAGCTCGTGGACGCTGGAACCCTATCCAATCTACCCGGGGGCCTTAAGTCTCGCGGACTACGGGTTAAGGGCGACGACACACCCATTGGTCCCGGTGAATTTCGTGATGTAGATATACCGTCGGGGTCGATCCGCGACAACATTATGCCTCTCCCCTATAAGGAGCCTAGCCAGACCCTCTTTGCCTTACTTAAGCAGATTACGGAGGAAGGGCGACGTCTAGGGGCAATCTCCGATATGAACATCTCTGACATGAGTGCTAATGCTCCTGTCGGAACTACACTTGCCCTACTAGAGCGTACGCTCAAACCAATGGCTGCGGTGCAATCCCGGGTCCATTTCTCAATGAAACAGGAGTTTAAGCTACTCCGAAGAATCATTGCTGAGTACGCTCCTATAGAGTATGAGTACGTCCCTGATCGTGGTGAACCGCGAGCTCGGCAAGCCGACTACGCTATGGTAGAAGTAATTCCTGTCAGCGACCCCAATAGCAGCACGATGGCACAAAGAGTTGTGCAGTATCAAACCGTGTTGCAGATGTCACAGGCCACCCCTCAAATTTACGACCTACCCCAGCTTCACCGCCAGATGATTGAGGTTTTAGGCATTAAGAACGCCGATAAGCTTGTACCGATTAAGGACGACCTTAAGCCTTCTGATCCGGTCAGTGAGAACATGGCGGCTCTTGTTGGTAAACCAATGAAGGCGTTTATCTACCAAGACCACAAGGCTCACATTGCTACCCACGAAGCGTTTATGCAGGACCCTCAGATTATGGCGTTTATTGGGCAGAATCCTGCGGCACAGCAAATTATGTCTGCTCTAACAGCACATATAGCGGAGCACGTAGCGTTTCAATACCGCATAGAGATGGAAGAAAAACTTGGTGTGCCTCTACCTCCGCCAGATTCAGAGCTTAGCGAAGAGCAAGAAGTGCAGTTGGCAAGCTTGTTGGCAAAAGCAGGGCAACAGCTTACGCAGCAGAAACAGGCCGCCGCAGCGCAACAGCAAGCGGAGCAGAAAGCTCAAGACCCGATCATCCAGATGCAACAGCAAGAACTACAAATCAAGCAGGCGGAGCAACAGCGCAAGGCAGCTAAGGACGCAATGGACGGAGCAATAGCCCAAGAGCGATTAAACCTTGATGCACGTAAAGCGCAAAACAACGCCGGTATTGAAGCTAGTCGCATAGCGTCGCAAAACGAGCAGGCCCAAGCTAAGAACGATTTGGACGAGGCAAAAACTATTTTGGCTAGCTTGGATAAAAACAATAGAGGGGGTATGTAATATGAAAGGCGTTGATCATTTTAAAAAAGACGGAACTTTGTTTAGAGGTACTTCACACAGGATGCCTGATGGCACTGTGCACACCGGCAAAACCCACACTAAAAGTAGTATGCCGTTATTCCATTTAAAAGACTTGTCTGCTACGGCAAAAAAGAAAGCTAAGTAAGAGGTAGTAACTAATGGCTACAACCGTCTTTGACGTGCTGAATGAAAAAATAACAGAGCTTAAACGCTCTAGCGAAGATTTCCTGCAAACCGGTGGAGCTAAAGACTTTGCTGAGTATCGGGAGGTATGTGGCGCTATTCGAGGTCTAGACGCTGCATTAAGAGAAATAGGCGACCTTTCGCGTAACTATATGGATGACGACGATGACTGAAACAGTAACAGTTAGTGGGGTTGGCGCTAGCGCGTCTGTACCCCCAGTAATGACTGCGTTAGAGCAAAAGAGACAGAAGCGTATAGAAGTACAAGCTGTAGAAGAGGCAGAGCTAGAAGCCTCTATCCCTAAGCCTGTGGGCTACCGAGTCCTAATTGCTTTACCTAATGTTGACGAGACTTTTGGGGAAAGTGGGCTTATTAAAGCAGAATCTACCCGTCGAGAGGAGTATATCCTGTCTACTGTTGGGTCTGTACTTGATATGGGTGCAGAAGCCTATAGCGACAAAGAACGTTTTCCTACTGGGCCTTGGTGCAAAGTAGGCGACCATGTGATGTTCCGAGCCAACACCGGCACGCGTTTTAAGGTGAATGGGCAGGAGTTTCGCTTAATGAATGACGACTCTATTGAAGCCGTTGTAGACGATCCGCGAGCTGTTTCGCGCGCATAAGGAATAAACCATGCCCAGACAAAATGTAGAATTTGAATTTCCCAATCCCGATAAAGAAGAATCATCCCAAGAGGTTGAGATAGATATTGCCGAAGAAGCAGATGCGCCCCTAGAAGTAGAAGGTGCAGTCGGTCGGGAGGATGTGAAGTCCCCCAAAGACACTATTAAAGCGGGTGAGGTAGAAATTGAAGTAGAAGATGATACTCCGCTTGAAGATCGTGGGCGAAAGGCGTCTCCTCCTCCAGAAGAAGTTACTGATTCAGAGTTAAAAGACTATTCAGATGTAATTAAAAGACGAATTAGTAACTTAAGTAAAGGTATTCACGACAAGCGTAGGGCGAAAGAAGAAGCCTACCGCGAACGAGAAGCCCTTGAGTCTTATGCTAAAAATCTTGTGAACGAGAACAACAAGCTAAAGGGCACAGTTAACACCAACCACAACTCGCTCATTCAATCTGCTAAGAAACAAGTGCAGGGTGAAATGGCTATGGCCCAGAGCCAGTATAGAGACGCGTACGAGTCAGGCGAGTCGGAAAAGGTTATGGCAGCCCAGACTGCTCTAAACGCTGCACAGATACGCTTAGAGAAGGTTAACGGGCTAAAACCTAAAAAGATTGAGGCTTTACAACCCCAAGAAACTGCTGTACAACCTCAAGTAGAGCCACACCAACCCCGGAAACGGGACGCAAAAGCTGAATCATGGCGTGAAGAGAATTCATGGTTTGGGTCAGATGACGAAATGACGGCTTTTGCATTAGGGCTGCATAACAAGTTAACGAAAGAGGGGGTAGACCCCACAACTGATACTTACTACGAGAAAATTAACGCTCGTATGCAACAAGTATTTCCCGACCAGCTTGCTGGCGGGGCAGAAGTAACAAAGAGTACCCAAAGAAAATCTAGCAATGTGGTTGCACCCGCTACGCGGAGCACAGCGCCTACTAAAATTAGGCTAACTCAATCACAAGTAGCTATCGCAAAAAAACTGGGGGTACCTTTGGAAATATACGCCAAACAGGCTGCTGAATTAATGAGGAAACAATAATGACGAATAAGAGACTAGATAGAGAGCTCGAAAACCGAGAAACAACTACCCGTAAGAAGGCATGGAGTAGGCCAACAGTGTTGCCTGATCCTCTCCCTCGTGACGGCTACAGGTTTCACTGGGTTCGTGTAAGCACTATGGGTCAACCTGATTCTACTAACGTTTCTTCAAAATTACGTGAAGGTTGGGAGCCAGTACGCGCAGAAGACTACCCCGAGATATTTAGTGACGCCGTTGATGACGTGCGTTTCAAAGATAATGTCATCGTTGGTGGACTAATGCTGTGTAAAGCCCCCGAAGAACTCATTGCAGAACGTACTGCGTACTACGAGAATTTAACGGAGTCTCAAATGCGATCTGTGGACCAAGGTCTTATGCGTGAAAATGATCCTCGTATGCCCCTATTTAACGATAGGAAGACGAAGGTTACTTTCGGCAAAGGAAATTAACTTTATTTTAGGAGTTTAAAATGGCTTATCCAACAGTCAATGCTCCCTACG